GCTGTCGATACAGCCGCAGGCACCGTTTCTGTGAAGAAACCTGATATTTCTGTCCATAACTCTTCAAACTTCTGTGGAACGGTTTCTGTGAAGAAAACTGTCACTTTTCCTGCTGCATATCCAAGAGCATATGGTATCTGTTCTGTAAACAGACTTTCCATCCCGTCTTTGAACTCTCCGAACTTCTCCGGTATTGTCTCAGTGAAGAATCCAGTCACCTTTTCTTTTGCGCCGTTTACTGCATTTGGCACGGACTCTGTAAAAAATCCTTTTGCACCCTCTGCAAATTCCCCGAATTTCTCCGGGACGGTTTCAGTGAAAAAGCCCTTAATTGCCCCGCCTGCTTTTGAAAGGCCTTTGGCAATGTTCGATCCGCCGATTGCTGCTCCTGCTGCGCCCACCCCGGCGCCGACTGCGCCGCCCACAGCGGTACCGGCAGCCGGGATAACAGAGCCTATGGCAGCCCCTATCCCTGCGCCTTTCAAAGCACCGCCGCCCACGTCAAGGGCTTTCTTCCCTATGCTCTCGCCGCCGAGCACGCCGTTTCCTGTGCCGCCAATCGCTGCACCCACCCCGGACGCTACCTTTTTCCCTATGCTGTCCGAACCTGTCCATTCCTCTGCCTTCCTTACGCCGCTGTAAGCATCCATCCCCATTTCCAAAACAGATGTTACTGCTGCGAGCGGGGACGCCTTGGATGCGCCTTTAGCCAGTTTTGTCCCAATCTTTGCGCCTCTGCCGAGCGCGCCGTTCTCTGCCATTGCCAGGGCGCTCTGTGCAGCTGCGCCGCCGCCTTTTGCAGCATCCGCAATCCGTATGCCTTGTATGCCGCCAGAAACCTCAGATGCTGCAGCTGCCATTTTGGACACGCCTTTGGAACCAGCCAGTTTTACCCCAAACTGCGTGCTTTTGCCGAGTGCGCCATTTTGTGCCATTGCAAGCGCACTCTGCGCAGCAGCTCCGCCATCCTTTGCCGCTTTTGCAAGCCGTATCCCGCCAGAAAACTCCGATACACTTCTGGCAACAGCTTTTCCGCCTTTCACAATGGCCTTGCCGCCTTTATATGCCGTATGGATTTTCGGGGCCGCCTTTAATGCGCCTACTCCGAGGATTCCGGCTGACAATCCGCTTGTGCCGGTTGCCTCTTTCCCGCCGGGCAGGAGTGTGGCCGCATCTGAAACAAGCCCCTTCATTCCGTCCTTGACAGCTTTCCAGATTGCTCTGCCTACTTCTTTTCCATTAAATGCTTCTACAAATGCGTCTGAGAACGCTTTTCCAATATCTGCGCCCTCTGTTGCCGCACCGCTTATATCAACCCCTAAAAGCCCCATGATGCCGCTGTGCAGTGCGGAGCCAAGCCCTTCACCGATTTCCTCTGCTTTATCTGCCAGCCAAGTCTTTCCGGAACCGTTCCACCATTCCGAAAACGGCTCTGCTATGATTTTATCCCAGGCAATCTTTACTTTGCCAAACAGGTCGGCGTCCTTAAATTCGTCTGATGATGAAATCTGGGCAAACTTATCCTTGATGCCGTCCACCTTGTCAAGCGCCATGTCCAAAAATTCGCCCAGCGCTTTTTCAACTGCGGGCATCTGCCCGGTCAGCCAGTCAACGATGCCCCTCACTCGTGGAGCTAATTTCTCCCCGAGTGAAATTTTTACACCGTCTACCGCACTCTGCAGTTTTGTAATGGAGCCGGAAAGATTGTCCTGCATGGTATCAGCCATGCCTTTCGCCGCCCCATCTGAATTGTTAATTGCTTTTGACAGCTTTTTGTAATCTTTCTCTGATGCATTCAGAATCGCCAAAAGCCCTTTCTGGGCCTCAGTCCCAGCGATTGTCTTTGCAATGCTGGATTTTTCTTCATCATTCATCCCCTTTGTGGCTTTCCGCATTTCCTCCATGACTTTTGACAGATCCCTGGCATTTCCTTTTGAATCGTAAAACTCCACGCCCAGCTTCTTAGTCAGTGTTCCGAGCGCCCCAAGCTTCTTTGAAGATGCGCCTGCGTCTGTAGCCAGCCTTGTCATAATGGAATTTAAAGCTGTGCCTGCCATGGATGATTTAATGCCGGAATTTGCCATAAGCCCCGTAGCAAGCGCAACATCCTCTATGGAATAACCCAGCGAGCCTGCCATGGAACCTGCATATTTGAATGTCTCTCCCATCATACTGACATTCGTATTCGCATTAGACGATGCTGCAGCCATTACATCGGAAAAATGCCCTGCATCCGCTGCTTTCATGCCAAACGCCGTTAATGCGTCTGTTACAATATCCGATGTTGTTCCAAGGCTTTCCCCGGATGCCGCCGCAAGGTTCATGATTCCTTCGATACCACCGAGCATATCCTTTGTTTTCCATCCAGCCATCGCCATGTAGTTCATAGCTTCTGCTGACTCTGCCGCCGTAAATTTGGTAGATGCCCCCATTTCCTTCGCTTTTTCCGTCAGCTTTTCCAGGTCTTTCCCACTCGCTCCGCTTACGGCCTGTACCTGGGACATGGCGGCTTCAAAATCCTTAAAGGTATTCAGCGTGTCTGCCACGCCGAGGGATATCCCGGCAAATGCTGCCACCTGCGTCACAGGACTGGAAATCAGCCCTAACACTTTTTTAAATGGGGCGGTCACAAGGTCTTTCGCTTTCATCGTGACTGTCCAGGTTTTTCCGGCAATGTTCTTTCCAGCTGAGACTACGCTCTGGATTCCTTTGGATGCCATATCTTTTAATGACGCAACCACTTCCAGCCTGCTTTTGCCTTTCATTTCCATAATCTGCTTCTTGAGATTCATAATGGAACGCTCCAGTTTACTGACATTTGCCTCTGCGCTTCTTGCCCCACTGCTGGTTTCATCTGATACCTGGACTATCACATCAATTACGGTGGTATCGCTCACCTTCGGCTACCCCCTCTCGCATCAATTCTCAGCACGGGTGTCCTTGCCTCCGTTTCTATGGCGTCAAGCGTATACTGTTCGTAAATAGCCTTTTCCCCCTGCGGCAGCGCCATATAATCCGCTATCCTGCCAAGCTGGGGGAACCGCTCGCATACTTTCATCATCAGGTAAACCCTGCCCCGTGCCTTGATCAGTTTTTTGCCGTTTCGTCCATATCGTCGCCGTACCCACTGATCTCGTTGATTACATCGATAATCCTGTCTTTCTCCCCAGAGAGTAAAACAGCGTCAATCATATCAACGCCCTGCAGGATATTAAGTGCTTCCTGTGCCTTCCTGTTATCCCATGTCTTTGCCCTGTCCTCGTCAACCGTGGCTGTATAAATCAGCCAGGAGCGGAATTTCGCCGAATTAGTTTCGATCTCTCTCTTCGGCTGTCCTTTTTTGCGCGGTGCAAACTTCGTGGCATGGTCATGGCAGGCTAAAGATTCCTCCTCAGACAGCGGTCTGATCCTAAACTCGAATTTCAGAACACCCCCACGCTTAACCTGAATTTTTCGGTAGGTGCTTTCATCATCCTTTTCCGTACCGGCCTCAATCAGCCCGCGCAGAATATCCTGCTCGCTCATTAAAATCTCTTCCTGCGTTGGCGCTTCTGCACCTGCAAGATTATCATCGTACATTTCCGGCATTGTATTCTTTTTTACTTCTGACATTTTTAACTCCTCCTTATTCCGCTAATTTCCAATTAACATCTGCAAATGATTCTAATATTTCCGGAGTGGCGTTTACACGAAAACTCCAAGCCCTTTTTATAATTTCCCCTGGGTTAAGGTTCTGCAGATCGATGGAACCATCTGGCACGCAATTTCTGTACACCAGCCGCTCTGTCTGTGCATCTCTCCGCCGCATCTTTCCTTGAAAATCAAAAGTCGGGAAATAGCCTTTTTGTATATCAGCAATAAGCTCCGTCAGCATCACATCGTCCCTTACCACGGCTTCTGTCAGTGTCAAAGTTACGCTGTAACCCGTATTGACTGAATAAACCAACGCACTCCCCACAGGCTGATAATCTGTATTGGCTGGGCTCATCTGTGCCTGAAATGTATCCACTTCTGCAAGAAATATGTTTGTTCCTTTCTTTGTAGTGACAAAAAGCTGCCCGTCTTTTCCGGTAATCAGTTTTCGCACATCAAGCAGGCTCACATCACTTAATCCATCCATTTAGTATCCCTCCTATTCTGTTTCTTCCGGTGCAAAACGGAATTTAAACGCATAGTACATTTTTTCAAGCGCGTCAATATCATCTGCATAAACCAGAAACCATGCGCTGTCTCCCTCCGGCGGATTATCCGTGTCTAATTCAACGTGTGCGCCCGCCAGCAGTTTCTTCTCAGATACCATTGTCTGGCACACTCCGTTGGACACTTGGATTACAGTCGCCCGTCCATCCGGATCATTATTGATTCTGCCTATCAGCACCTCTAC